TATGATCTACAGAGCAATGTGTGGTTATTTCTTTTTCCCAGTTACGATAAACAGAATTTGGTGCTATTACTATTACTGTATTTACTTCATTTATTGTAAATAAGTATGCGGCGTTATCAATGGCTACTTTAGTTTTACCAGTACCCATTTCCATAAAGTATGCAAAGTTCTTTAATTTTGCTCCTCTCTTCAAAGCTTCTCTTTGATGTTCAAAGGGCTTGGTCTTATATTCAAATTGTTTCGTCATTCGTGTTTCTATACTTAAAAAAGTATTATTAACATTTTTATATTTTTCGCTTTACATTGTCAAATAATAAAATATAAGCATATTTATAGGAGGTCTTTATGGACTTAGAAGCAGAATCGACCAAAATAAAGGTTGATACAAGTATGGCAAAAGATATAGCCGTAAAATGCAATGAGCTAATAGATCTTCAGAATGAAATAAAAACGATTGAAGAAAAACTAAATAAAGTTAAAGAACAAGAAAAATTTCTTTCTGAACATGCTATCCCTAGCTTAATGCAGTCATCGGGTATATCTATGATAAAACTAGAAGATGGCACAGAAGTAAAGGTAAGCCCTTACTACTATGCTAAAATCTCTGAAGATAAAAAAGAAGCTGCATTCGCATGGCTTCGTGAAAAAGGATTCGGAGATTTAATAAAAAATAATATATCCTTAGACTTTGGAATGAATCAGGATTCTGAAGCTAATAATGTTGTTGCACAATTAAAAGCAAAAGGATATAATGTTTTCCAATCTACGACAGTACATTCAGGTACTCTAAAAGCTTTTGTTAAAGAACAAATAACAGAGGGTAAAGGATTACCAGAAGACTTGTTCGGGATATACACAGCGACAAAGACTAAACTAACCACGAAGGAGTAACCATGACAAACGCACAAACAAAACCTGCTTTAGTTAATACTGAAGTAGCCGTAAAAAAAGTAGCACCACTACCAAGCACAATTGATCTAGAAGCATCAGCTGGGCAAGGTTCAGAGTATGTCACAGCACGTGACACCAAACTACCAATCTTAAAAATACTATACGCAAGTTCAGAAGTATTAGATGAGGGAAGTGGAAAACATATTCCAACTGCAAAGCAGGGGGATATTTATAATGATACAACAGGAAATTTGTATAAAGGTAAAGATGGAATAATTGTAGTTCCTTGTCTTTACATAAATACATTTAACGAATGGAAAGATAGAGGAGACAGTAAAGGTCGTCCTGTAGGAATACATTTAGATCCTGCTGTATTAAGAGAAACAAAAAGAGGAGAAGACAATAAAGACAGATTACCAAATGGTAATTATGTTGAAGACACAGGTAATCACTTTGTTTACATATTGGATAAAGATTATAATCCAATTGAAACTGCATTGATTGCAATGAAGTCTACTCAAAAGAAAAAATCTAAGACTTGGAATTCTATGATGCAAAGTAGAAGACTACAAGGATCTAAAGGTTTCTTTTGTCCTCCATCTTGGGCAACAGCTTACAAATTAGTTACAACGAAAGAATCTAATTCTGGAAACAACTGGTTTGGTTGGGTAGTTGAGTTTAATAAATATCTTAACGATCCACAATATTCAAAGTTATTAGAAATGACAAAAGCTTTCTATGAAAGCGCTGTTAAATCAGATATCTTTGGTAAGGTTGATTTCGGTAAAGAAGAAACACAACAAATAAAAGGTAATACAGAATCAGTTCCGTTTTAAATTATGAATAAGCAACTAGCGGAACTATTTGCTGGAAATAATACTTCATACATCCAAGCTACCTTAACGGGTAGCAAGGATGATAGGGGTAAAAGAAAGGCAGATTACCTTACAATACATAAGCCATTAACAGAGGAGATATGGAAAGACCATATTGACGGCAAAGTTGTTATTGGTCTTAAACCAGAAAGAGAAGATAAAGCTATCTGGGGCTGTATAGATATTGATCCAAAAAACTATCAAGATTATTCATCAAAAAAATACGTTGATATAATTACCAAAGCTAAATTACCTTTAGTACCAGTGTTATCTAAATCGGGTGGATTACATTTATTTTTATTCTTAAAAGATTGGGCCAACGTTGAAGATATTAAAAAAGTATTAAACAAATGGAATACATTATATTTTTTATCTAATGAAGTATTTCCTATGAACAAAGCTGTTGGTATGCCTTATACCAATGCTGAATTAACAACTGAATATGCAATAGCAGAAAATGGAATGGGGATTAATCTTCAATCATTTATTGTTTTAGCAAATAAAAAGAAAATGAATATTCAGGAATTAAATAACTTTGAAACTCCAACATATGAACCAGAAGCACAGTGGGCTAACTATCCTCCTTGTGTACAAAAATTAATACAAGAAAAATGGAGTGGTAATAATAGAAACAATTTTTTATTTAACGTACTTACACTTGAGACTAAAAAGAACCCTTTAATAACTTTAGAAGATTTAATTAGAATAGGTAAGAATAGAAACAGAGAAATATTTACTGCACCATTAGAAGATAAAGAAGTAGAGAATACAGCAAAGTCTGTTAAAAAAGGTGGATACTTTTATTTATGTCCAAGTAAACATCCAGAACTAGCTCCTATATGTAATAAAGAACTATGTATGACTAGATCATTAGGTATTCAAGCTGAAATACCTCAGATCATAGATGAATTTAAAAACCCTATGAAGTCATTTGATTTAAAAACAACTTACTATGAATTTGATTATGATAATCAACATATTGTAATGCAACCAGAAAATATGATTGATGAAAAAGCTTGGAGATTAAAATTAATGAGACATGGAATATTTTGGAAAACATTACCTAAGTCTAAAGCTAATCCAAATCCATATGAAGTAATGTTATCAGCATTAATGAAAAGATTTGTAGAGAATGAACATTTTAATTATGATGATATTGTTGAAGATGAAAGATATCAAACATTAAAAGATTTCTTTGAAGATAAAATAGAACAAGATGATTTTGATAAATTAAAAGACGGTTATATCGTATTAGATTCTAAAACAAGTATTTGTTATTTTACTAGAGCAACAATAGATAAGTGGCTTAAAGATAAAAAAAGTAAAGTATTTAATTCTACAATAGATGCATTACGTTTATTGAATTGCACTAGGTTAGAATATCATAAGGGTGTTAAAAATGTCTGGAATACTCTTATGCCAAAATTTATTAATCACCAAGCAATAAAGAAGAGCAACGGAAAAACTAACAACGTAAGTGAAATGGACGATGACTATCACACAGGAAAATTTAGAAATCCAGAAGTTAAAACAAATATACAAAAAGACAGTTAAGATATTTGGGCCGCCTGGAACTGGGAAGACATATACTTTAATTGAAAAGGTATTAAAGGGACATATTAAAAGAGGAACTAACCCTAATAATATTGCTTTTATATCTTTTACAAATAAAGCAGTGAATACTGCAAAGGATAGAACTCTTGCTGCATTTCCACAATATACAGAAAAAGATTTTTCTAGATTTAAAACATTACACAAATATTGCAGAAACTATTTTGAAGAAGAAATATTTGATATTAAAAATTGTTTAATTGATTTTGCATTAGAAGAAAAATTTATAAAGCATTCTGATAATAGATTAGAAGATGACAACTTTGTTTATAAAGATTGGTCGTTAGGTATCTATGACAAATCAAGAAATATGATGAAAGATCCAGTCTCTGTTTATAAAATGGAATCTTATAAGAGGGATAACATAGATGTGTTTCAAAGAAAGATATCTACCTATGAGCATTATAAACTTAATGGAAGAGAAAGACCTTTAATTGATTTTACAGATATGATTGAAAGAGCTATTAATGAAATAACTTTTCCTCCATTAGATATTTTAATTTTAGATGAAGCTCAAGATTTTACACCATTACAATGGTCAGTTATTTATAAAATTGTAGATAATGTTAAACGTGTTTATCTAGCAGGAGATGATGATCAAGCTATATATAAATGGAATGGCTCTGATCCAAAGTATTTTACCACATACTTTCCCGGCAGAAAAGTAGTCTTACATAAGACAAGAAGATTTAATCAAGCTATATATGATTTTTCTCAGATAGTTCGTAGAGGAATACTAGATAGTGTAGAGAAAGATTTTGAAACAATTAATAAAGAACATGGTTATGTAAAACGTTATATGGGTTTTATGGAGATACCCTTTAATGAATTAGAAGGAACTTGGTATATCTTGGGTAGGGTTACTAAAGTTGTTAATGAATTAAGAATGGGCGCTAAAGCCGCAGGATTGTATTTTGAAGATAGTAAAGAAACTAAGTCCTTTGATCAAAAACAATGGAACGCAATTAAAGCATGGACTGCAATATCAAAAGGAAAGTCTATTGATAAGAAGAATGCAGAAAATGTATATAGATTTATAAGAGAAATTGATAACTCTAATTATAGAGATGAAAAGTTTTGGATAGATCAACCTGATTTTACTACGTATGATTTCAAACAATTAAAAGAATGGTGTGGTTTATCATTAGATGATGAATTCCAAACAAAAGAATGGTGGTGGGTGTTGAGAAGAAACTTTACTTCTAAACAAAAGATTTACTTTATAAGATTATTGAAAAGATATGGGCAAGAACAATTGGACAAGAGACCCCAAATCATTATAGATACTATTCATTCTGTTAAAGGTGGAGAAGCTGATCATGTAATTGTATCAGCTAAAAATGACTACGCCTCTGATTTTAATAGGAAGAATAAACAAGACAAAATAGACGAACTAAAGGTTTACTACACAGGGTTCACTAGAGCAAAGAAAACATTACATTTGCTTTCAAGTGATAACCAATACAACTATCCTGTTGGTAAAGATTATTTAGTTTACTTACAGGAGAAGAAATGAGTAATAAAGCGTTTTTTAAACAAGTTGGTGGAGCACACTATAAAAAGTATGCCATACAACCATCTCAGTTCATTAATAAAAACAAAATATTGTTTGCAGAGGGTAATATAATCAAGTATATATGTCGGCACCAAGATAAAGGAAAGAAAGAAGATTTGCTTAAAGCAATACAGTATATCGAAATGATAATAGAAAGAGACTACAGTGAATAAACATTGGGCGCCTATTAAACAAATAAGTAGTCATCTTGGTAATATGATTACTAAAGATATGAAAGTTTTAGAATTAGGCCCAAGTATAATTCCCTTGAATATGCAACACATTACTGTGGCTGGGATATTAATGAAAGTAACAAACTTCCTAATTATAAAATTGTAGATTTTTCTAAAGATAAATTCCCATATGCTGATAAAGAATTTGATTTTACTTACGCACGACATGTTTTAGAAGATTTATATAATCCATTTCATTGTATGGAAGAAATATCAAGAATTTCTAAAGCGGGATATATTGAATGCCCATCACCTATTGCTGAAATATGTATGAATGCTGAAAACTATCCTGAGAATTCAAAAGTAAGATGGAAAGGATACAACCATCATTATTACATGGTTTGGAATGAAGACAATAAATTAAATTTTTTACATAAATTTCCTAGTGTAGAAATTTTTGATAGTGATCAAAAAAATTTAGAAAAAATATTAGAACATCCTCTTAATTGGAATATTTATTATATTTGGAAAGATAAAATAGAATATAAACATTTTCAACATTCTAAGGATTTTGAATGTCCTGTAGCCCCAAGTTATTCAGATTTAATAGAACGAGGTGCAAAAGCTTCTTTAAATTTTAATGAGCAATTTAGAAAGGATTTAATTAAATGACTAGTTTACAATTATCAATGACGTTTAAGAAAAGCATTTGGT